TCTGGACAAGGACAAACACCAAGGCAAGAGCATGGTGGTGCAGCAAACTTCCCACCAGGAGTTGCAGGACCACCCGACTCTCCAAGGTACAACCCACCGAGCCCAACCGAACAGCCTTATCAGTTACAATCCCCTCCGTCAGAATTTCGTATGCCTGTAGGAGGGCTTCCTGATATTGACTATGAACAATCTTCAGTTCGTGATTATGCCCAATCACAAAACCCTCTCAGAACAGGCCCGCCCGTATCTCCTATTGATAATATAGAGAGTGAAGACGTTCTGAGAACTAACCTGCTTTCTCGAGAAAATGAAGTCAAATTTATGACTTCTAGAAAAGGAGTGGATCCTGCTTTCAACACTCCAACTTCTGCCAATAAAGATTTTATTGACGACGAGAAGCACTTAGTTGACTTTGTTTCCCAGAGTTCTTTTATCAGACCCAAGTACGTTAGTGACAATGGAATGTTTGTAAACAAGGAGCAAGCCGTAGATGCTTCTGTTTTTACACGTTTCAGAGAATGCGATTTCTGGGAATTTTTGCCGGAAGACTTTGAGATCAAGCCTCGTTATGGGCACTCGGTGTTGTCCTTTCCTATACAGATGGAACTCTTAAACTCTTTGAATTTACCTTATCACCAATTGGAAAGAAATTGTTATGATGATATGCTCACCTTACCGACTATGTTCAATATCGTACCGGGGGGAGCGGGTTCAGTTATCGTTAAAAGTCGATCCTCTATGGAGCATTATCCTTCTTACGTGTCAGCACTTGCTTTGTCTAAGGTAACAGGGTCAATTGACAGTTCAACCACAAGAGCATGGCAAGCTAACTTCCAGTTAAGAACAGAGGATGATGCCACATGGCTCATTAAAAATAGGGCTAGAACGGCCAGTGTAGGAGATAACCACCTCTATCTCTTGGTACGAGCACTATCCTACTACATGGACTCCATGTGGGCACAAGCTAAAAATGTCGTAGTACATACACGCAAACAAAGTTTATCTGGCCATTGTTACAGTATATATCACGATACCAACTGGGTCAGTTCAATAGCTGAAGGGGGGAAAGAAGTAGTGAATTGTACTGATATGGATCCAGATTATGCATATTTTTGGGCGTGTTGTACTTTAAAGACGCCAGAGGTTCTATCATCGATGACCACCATAGACGGCGGGATGGTTGTTTCACCTTATGGAGCTTTAACTACTCAAATGGTTACACCTATGTGCATAATAAGTGACCATAAGATAGTCCATCCAAGGCGTGCTCCCACATGGTTCACTCAGCCTCAGTATATGTTATCTTACATAGAAACCTACGTAGATAAGTTTGGTTTACAGCAGCAGTTGTCTGAAGCTTACTCCATAATCCAGTATCTTCCGATAGCCAAGCAGCTGGGGTTAAATATCTCCCTGCCCGAACCCATACACTCTTCCGATTGGTATGAGAACCAAGTAGAAGCCCATGAGACTACGTCCTGTACCACTGCTTTGGCGGGATCTCATCCCATGCAATTAGTAGCTAGTGTTAGCGTAATGCCTCTAGTTATTACATGTTCTCTTTACGATCTCAGTTGCCCCCTTATACAAAACAGAAAATCTATAACACCAAAAAAAGAAGAAAAAGAATATATAATCCAGTTTTGGAAAAGAGCCCTTTCTCGAGGAGGGGCTGCTATGACCTTTATATTTAACAAGATCCTTCGCGCTCCGCTAAAGGCCGCGCACCTTTGCGGTTGGACTAAGCATATTGTAGACATCTCAATAGCTCTACCTGATGTTTGGGACAACTTGAGTGGGTTACCTTTATGTATTAACATGTTACAGGCGGTCACTTCTCACGCTTCAATAAGATCTCTGTTTTACGAAGGGGCGGTTTTTACATTCCAACCATCTATCGTCAACAACTTAGCAAGCGTTCCAATATCTCAATTTCAGAGTGCTTGGGTTTTAGGATTGGTAAAACCTGACGAGATGAGGGAAAGTGATACATTGCGCTTGAGACCTATCGTCCCGTCTTTAACCCACGAGACAGCTGTAACCTTTAGAGCTTCACCCCGAACTTTGGAGTGGTTGAAGGCTAGTAAGTCTGATCCTATTAAAATAACTTTTAGACCGCCTTATTCTGTAGCAGACCAGGTGTCCAAGATTATGTTGGATCCTCTCGATTCTGATACAGTTGATAATGTCTGGGGCTTTGGAGGGCTAGAGACTCCTGATAGTTTGCTGAACAGGGGAGGCCAATTCAATCAAAAAGTCATGGACAAAGTGCTAGACGACAAATCTAGGGTTGATGATCGTGCGAAGGAAGTTTCAGATAATGTTTTATCTAAAGTAATCGAAAAGGTGGAGGCTCGAGCTAATGAGGCTGAAGCCAATGGTGATCAGAAGGCCTTTAGGTGGGTCACAACTAATGCTAACTCAGTTAAATTCTCACATTTGGAGATGACTCCGGGGACATTCAGTCTTATCCCACTTCAGAACAATCAGCAACCAGCCGATACTTGTGGATGGAAAGTGTTATTAACTGTTCTATTCAGTTCAGGGTTCATATGCACTAGATCTAGAGTATATTCTTATGTGAAATCTGTTTCTGGTTGTAAGCTTAACCGTGATAAGTTGAGTGCTGCTGAATTGTCTTTAGCGATCGCTGTATTTGGAATCCCTTTGACCATGGTGTTACTGGACACAAATGAATCACTTACTTTTGTTGACAAAATAGGAAACCAATCACTTCAACCGATATACCTCTCCGAAGGTCACTGGTCTGTTACGGGCGTACCGTACGAACAAAAACTGCATAGTCTGGGGCCTGATCTACCACCCCAGGGCGGCGGAGAAGGTGCTTCAGACTCGTTACCTTTAGACATACTGGGTAAGTCAAACCTCATGTCTACATATTTGATGAAGTGGGAACACAAATTAGCAACCACAGAAGAAGTTGTGAGGCTACATTCTAATTTATACCCCCAACGAGGTGTCCCGCGGTTTATTTTGGATTCATTACCTGGGGGTAGTGTTTTTGATTCTACTCCCACTTACGATAGGCTCACGTGGGATCAGGGTTTGAACATACTCAGCAACGCTCTCTACGGCTCTAAAAAAATAAAGTTTTTAGAGTGCTTGGGAGGTAAACGAAGGTCTGGCGTTGATTGGTTGCTCTCTACTTATCTATCAGAAGAGAAACACTGTGATAACTTCTACTACCGAGAGCCATCAACTGCTCAGAAGCATAACGTTTTGTTGTCTGATGTGTTGGAATGTGCTGTGAGAACCTTAGATAACCACAAATTCTCACTGGTATATGGGTTTTGTTTACTACATACAGGCCAGGCTTTGGAATTTGTTTCATCGGTGGCTTTGTGGCTAACTTTGACGGACTTAAGTGAGCTTTCTCTGGGAGCATTGTTTTCTGAGAAAGTGTTTACTACTAACGAAGATAATTGGATAGATACTACCAAGCCTCTGCATGACAAGTGGAGGAAATTTGGTATACGCGGAACTGATGGAGTTAAACTAGATGATCAATTATGGTCCCAGATGTTGTATCTGCCCACCCTCTTTGGCCGCGGGGGGGTTGAGGTTGACTGGCAGAAGGAGTTTTCTAATAAGTCCAGGGAACCTGATAACATATTAATGTTTACTAGGTTAGGATGGTCTGCTGACGCAGCGGAAGAGCTCATAAGGGTAGAGATGGATAAATTGGTAGCTACTGCCTACCCTAAAGCAACTCCTCGCTCATTCGATGATTTCATGGATATGGCTTACGAATGGTTGGTTTCTGGTTCTTCAGCCGGACTGCCTAGTGTACTTAAGAATTCTCCAGTTAGAAAAGATATCTTGGATGAATATGGTATTCAACCCAGGCCCACTAAGCGTTCTGTTATGGAAGCTATACCTAGGGAAAAAGTTTTATCTATATTGGACACGTCCCCCAAAGTGGTCTCTAAAGCTCACATGAAATTAAACGAGACAGGAGGTAAAGCTAGGGCCATATACGGGGTTAGTTTGTGGCATTACATATTTTCCAATTGGCTTATAGCACCTATAGAATCACATCTTAAATCTGAATATATAGATATTAACCTGCCTAATTCTCGGTTCGTTGAATTGCTCTTTTCTAGGGCTCATAAGTCACGTCAAGGGGCCATCTTTAGCTCCTATGATTATCCCGATTTCAATTCCATGCATTCTCACAGTAATATGGCTAATTTGTATTTAAGCGCTAAAAACCATGCTGTGGCAAATTTGAAAAACAGCGGTAAACTAATGCTAAATGAGAGGGAAGTAATAACTAAGGGATTTGATTGGTTAGTGGAATCCACCTACCGACAGGCAGTCATACATCCAGTGACTGGATCTTTGATACCAACGGTAGGTGGGTTGTACAGCGGTAACAGAGATACTACTTTATTAAACACTTTGCTGAACGTCTGTTACAGCAAGGTAGTAGATAAGTCCATGATAGCTATGGGGATGTCACCCGGGATAACGAGTAGGTTTTGTCATGGAGATGACATCATAACACTGTTTACTAATTACCCTGCTGCGATAGCTTGGAATGAAGTAGCTGAGAAATGCAGACTAAAGGGACAAGAAACTAAGTTATTGACTGACTGTAGTTATCATGAATACCTAAGGGTGATGGGTTCACCAAGTGGGAAGTTGTTAGGATGCTTAGCTAGGAGTTGTTCTACTTTTACTAATGGCAACTGGGAGAGTGATAGAACAGTTGGACTAGGAAATAAAGTCCGTGAGATCTTCTCTAATGTTAGTACGTTGGTGCGGAGAGGGGCTAATAGAAGAGTTTGTGAACAGCTATGGCTCATAGCAGCAAACCGGGCAGCAGATAAAATAAAAAGTCTTAAGCCTTATAAAAGCCACTTGGCAAATCTTCTACCATTGAAGAAAGATCAGAAACAAAGCTATTTGGAGAGGAATGGGCTTACTAATGATATCATTTTAACTGCTGGGAGGAAAAATAGGGATGAGGAAATAGATTACTCTACTCTGGAAAACAATGTTACTGGCCCATACATGAAAAAGATTATCAAGTCGCTCCCAGAATGGGCTTCAGTTAACAAAACCAACCAAGGTAAGATGATGAATGTACTGCAGAGCTCAACTTACGGTACTGAGCTCCCGGCCGGTAATCAGGACGTGGGGATGGCTTTGTCTATTTCACGTATACCTGGTATGTCTTTCGAGGTCTCGCCTGAAAACAAAAAAAACTTTTTTGAAACAAGAACTAGTCAACACTCTGTAATACTGCAGAAGGGGTCTAGGAATGGTTTCGACTATAGAAAAGCTTTAAGGATTATCTCAGACGAAGCTCCCAACTGGAGAATCAAGAATCGCGTTAAAGCACTTTTCGTGATACTACAGCACTGTTCATTGTCAGGTGGTCATAACAAGTACGAGTTGATCGGCCATCTAACTGGACAACCTACTCACGTTGTCAGGGAAGTTTTAAGTGCTGAAGGATGGTCTGAAGAAGATGAGGAGATGTTAGATTATCGTGATGTACCTGAAGTTGCTTCATGTTTAAGACAATTTGGGTGGAGTTATAAAATCCTGACAGGACTGGCTGTTGGTCCGGTAGCAGGGTTCAGTTGGGAGAGTGATGAAGGGCATGTCTTATCATCACGTGAAGTTTTTAGGTATTGACAGATAATGCTGGGCAATACTAGTGAACACAATGGTATAATCTCTAAAAATATATATATAAGTAAATAAAAATATGTAAAACACAAAAAAGATGTATAGCAGG